GGTAAAGATAAATTATCAGGTATTGTAGCCTCTTGAGAGTGTATACTTTGTAATGTATCATAACTAAATTCTTGTAAAGCTCTTTTTACATGAAAAATAACATCTGTTCTTTTAACTTTTTCTATAAGTTTACCTGGGCCAACATATGCTATTAAAAAATTAGTTACTAAATCTGAAACTTTTACATAACCATAATCTCCATAATTTTCTTCAACAACATTCCCATACGCATCATTGTTTCCATAATAACCACCTGTTAATATTTTAAGTTGTACTACAATGTTTGTATATTGAGCTGGTATAGCTGTAATTGTAATTACATTATTTACAACTGTATAAGCAGATGTATATTCAGTAAAAGTACCTGGCATACCGTCTGGACTAGTATATAATTTAAAATTATTTTTAGCATAATCAACAGTATTAGGATCATAATTACCAAAAACTAAATCAGTATTAAATGTAGTTGTATATACATTAGTAGTGCCATCTGCAACAAAGCTTTGTACACCTGCATAATATTGCGAACTTGTTTCTTGAATTAATCCACCATCTGGGCTTGCCATATTCTATGATTTTTTATTTATTTCATCCATTTGCACTTGTTGGGCAGCTGCTTGAACAATTTGAGGATCTTTAATAATTATACCCGAATACATTAATATTCTTAATATCACTTCAGTTTGTTCACTTATATCTAATTCAAAATCTTGTGAACCAGTATTAGTTGCCGCATTATAAACAGCTGTATTATAAACATACTGTCCAAGAGTACCTACAGTAAAACCCCACACTACATCTACTGGTTTACGAACATATTGTATTTGTATATCGCTTTGTATAGTAGATGGTCTAACAAATAAATAATTATTCTCAAATAAATAAGTTGGAAAAGTTTCTGTTGCTTTTGTTAATTTTGACTTTTCAGAAGTATAAAAGTCATTTCTTTGAAGTCTTTGGACTAGTACTTCATTTTTGTAAGTAACTTCACCAATACGATATAAGGTAACAGATTTACCATAAGCATCAGTATTAGGTAAAGTAAAATATTTGTCTGTAGTTACAGCGGCAGCTTGATAAATTGCGTTTCCAAATGTTTTAAATACAGCTATTTTTTCATCAATGTTTTCAACACGATCTGAGTAATTCATGTCAGTTTGTGAAACTCGTATTTGTTGATTTAAGTCTTCAAAATATTTTTCAAATATTTCTAATTGAACCTGTGTTGCAACATTATTAAATTCATCAGGAGTCATATAACCCCTTTGTTCTTTGTTTAATATTGTCAACACTGTTTGATATACAGTGTTTACGTTTATAGCCATATTAATATTTTATAATATAATAGCTGGCCGAATTAACGGCCTAGCTACTATATATATTACATGTTATCCTAATTTTTTTTGTATTGTTTTATACAATTCAACTCCTTCGTCAGTTTTAAAATAAGCTGCCATTGCTGAATAAGGATTTTCATCAAAAGGTACGTTCATTATTTTACGGCCTGTTTTAGCTATGCTAAATGATCTTTGATCTTGAGACAATTTAATAATACCATTTTCTTCAGCAACAATTGCAACGTTTCTTAATTCAACATTTTCATCATTTGCTAATTCTAAAAATAGTTGTGGATTATCTTTTGCGTAAATCAACACATCTCTTCTTATTTCTTTTGAACTCATTTTACTAACTTTAGAACCTAAATCTACTCTTAGTATTGCTTCAGCTAATGTCACATCTATTTCTTTAGCAGCGTTTAATGCTTGAATAGTAATTTCCATTACATCTAAATCATCAACTGCTTCTACAACTGGATCAAATTCTTTATATTTTTTATCTTTTAATGGATGATATATAGAAAGTAATTTTTGTAAATTTTGTTGTTGCTTTGGTACCGAAAGTATACCGTTTCTAAATATGATATGTCCTAATGTTGCTTCTCCTTTTTGTTCATCTACAAATGGTGAACTTTGATTAGTTGCATACCTTAATTCTCTTTGTTTATTTGTTGTATCATCAAACCATAACAATGGATACTTGTATGTGTGTCTTGATGCTATTGTGTAGGTTATAGGACTATGTTCACCTAATAACAAATATGTACGATCTTTAAGTTCCCAGCTATTTTTTTTAGCAATAGGCTGAGCTACAGGTTTAGGTGTAGCCTTTTTCTTTGTTGTTTTTTCCATGATATAATAAAATTAAATAAATAAAAAAGACAATAGAGGGTAGCATAAACTACCCTCTTTGCCTAGTAAATATTATGAAGATGTAAATAATACGAAGTTATTTGCACCTTGCACACACAAACATCTTTCTGATAAGAAATGTACTACCATCGAGTCAACGTCTGTAGTGAAAGCACCACCAGCAGAACCAGTGATCCAAGATTTCATACGTCTGTCTTCTGTTTGTGAAGCCCTATATCTAACGTGTAAGAAAGGACGTCTGATATTAGAACCTAGTATTTGGTCATATACAGTTGAGGTACCAGCTGGAATTAATACTCCATCAATACCTGAAACTGCAACACCACCTCTTGTAGAAGCGTCATTTAAATATTTCCAGTCTGTTTTATAGAAATCATAAGAACCTCTTCTAAATCCTGAAAAACCAAGATTTAACGCCATTTCTTCTGAATTTTCAAATAAACCAAAAGCTGTACCACCTTGCATACCAGTTGAAATACTAGCAAGCATGTCGTCAATATCTAATGATGTATTTCTATTTAAGAAAAGCATATTTTCTTCAATAGCTCCTTGTGTATCTAAATTTTTAAGGATACTATCAAATTCACCTAATCCAGCTGCTGCACTAAAGTTATTTAGTACATTACCTCTAGACTGTATAGCAGCAAATAAACCTTCAGTTCCACCAATTACTGGAGCAAGTCCAGCAACACCAGAACCTGCAGCGGCTTTTTCGCCTTCAACCACAGCCATTTCTAAGTAATCTTCAAATCTTAATCTTGTTTCAGATTCAGCTTTTAAATACCATAAATAACCTGATGTACCGTCTTCCGTTGCTACTTCAATCCAACCGATTTGAGCCATATCTGAACCGTTAATTTCGTAACGATCTTTGATAATAATTGGCCTATTATTAAATTGAGTTAGTATAGGAGTAATACTTTTAATATCTGTATCTCCAGTACCTTTTCTATATTCTGAACCATAAACAAATATTTTAAGACCTGCTAACACATTACCAGCAGAACCTAAAGTTGTAGATAAATTTGCTCCAGTATATGTAGCAACTGTAATTGTAGCTGTTGCATTACCTCCAGCTACTGTACCTGTGCTACCAGTTACTAAAGCTTTCACTTCTGCTCCTGTAGCCGGATTCATTACTACTAATGTATCGTTTACAGAAATGTTGTTATCAACAAAATCTGGACCTAAAGTTGCATTTAATGTGAAAGTTAAATCAGTGTTGTTTGCAGCTTTGCTTACATCGTTATAAGCTACGTGCAACCTATTTTGCTCTGACCAAATAACTTGATCAGAAGTCATAGGCATTTCAGCTCCTACCATACGTAAGAAACCTGAAAGAGTTCTATTACCGTATCTTTCTACTTCTTGTTCGTAGATTTCAGGTAAATATTGTTGTGCAAAATCAGCAAAATCAGCTCCGGCAGAATCGGTAAACTGAATGTAGTTAGTAGACAAAATTTGCTGTTTGGCACTTGGTTTAATTGCCCCAAATTGGGGAGTAACATTTGCCATTTTTTTTAATTTTTAATTTTACGTGTTTTAATTTTAAGTTTTGAAGAATCAAGTCCACTAATAGCTTTCACTTTTAAACCATTGACAAACACTTCACCCGAAGCTGTAGGCCTAGGTTCTGTGCTTATGTTTTTTGATTTAGCCACTTGTTCTTTTATAGCATCAGTACGTCCTTGCTCATAAAAGTGGTTAGCAATTGTATCAGCGTTTCTTGCAGCGTAAATAGCTTTATGATAACCTGCAGGATCACTCATTTGACCATCTTTGTCTAGAAACGTTCCGACAAATTGTGATAAATCATTTTGTGAATTTGCAACTGAGTTAGGATCTTTAATACCGTATCTAAATTTTTTATTGCCTAATTTAAAATCAAAACCTTTGAAATCATTAGAAAAATAGTTATTAGTACGATCAACAAATCCTTGTCTAATAGCTTCTTTACTCTGTTCTTCTTGTTTATATCGGTTAAAAAAGTCAAGTGCTTTTTGTTGCTCACTATTTACAGAAGGTTTCAACTTGATCTCTTCATAGTATTTTTTTTTAGTTTGCTCTAAAAAGTTTTTTGCTTTTGCAACTTCTTCTTTATATGCTATTTGTTTCTTACGTATATCTTTTGGATCATCAACCTCTTTGTCATAATCAAAATCTTCCAAAATAATATTTACGTCTTCTGTATCTAAATGTGGTTTAGTTTGTTTATAATATTCTCTTATTAAAGTATAATCATCAACATTACTGTAATCAGCATTTAATCTAGCATAATCTTGTATATCACCACCTGTTTCTTTCATAAACTCTATAAGTTTATTTATATTTTCAGGTAGTTCTTCTTTTGCCTCGGTCTGTATTACCTCTTTTGGTTCTTGTTTCGGTTCAGTTTTTTCTTCAGTAGTAGCATCTTTTTCTTCTTGATCTTTTTCTTCGATCAATTGTATAGGTGTTTCTACTTCTGTTTTGCCATCATCGTTATTATTTTCTCCGGCAGGTTCTTCAACTGTTTCTTTGTTGTCTTGCTCTCGAACTCCTTCGCTAATTTTGGGTTCGTCGCGTACAGATACCTCATCTGTGCTTTGCTCCTGAATGGCATTGTTTTCTTCTTTTTTTGTTAAATCTACTTTAGTTACTTCTGATTTTCCAACTAATTTTTTTGGGATTTTCTTTTTAATTTTAAAAGAACCCTCTTGTTTTACTTCTTCTGACATAATAAAATAATATTAAATAATTAAAAATTTATCTTGGTTCAAATTGTTCTAAACCAAAACCATCTAAATTGTCGAATCCTGCTGACTCGAAATCTGTAGGCAATAAATCATTTTGTCTTTGATTTATTAATTGTGATTGTTGTGTTCCTTGTATTCTTATACGTTCGTCTTTACGATCTTCTATTTCTTTTTCTTTTATAGTCTCAGCCTCAGACCTTGCTCTTGCTAATTGAATATTATATTCAAATTCTTGTTGCATTAATTCTTTTTTAATTAATGCTTCTTGTTGCATACGGCTTATTTCAAAGTCTGATTTAGCTCTTTCTAATTGTACTTTAGCTTCATTTATAGCTTGTTGTTTTTGCACTTCTGCTAATGCAGCTGCTTCATTAGTTTTTTGATTTGCTTGAGCTTGTGATTGTATATTAGCTTGTGCTTTTTCTTGATCTGCTTTTTCCTTTTGCCTTCTTTTTTGTTTTAGTAATTGATTAGCTAATTTAATATTATTAATTTCTCTAATATCAATTGCATCTTCTAAATCAATACCACCAGCTTTAAGTGCTATTTGTATGTTTTGTTCTAATTGATTTTTTTCCTCAGCATCTGGCTCTAATTCTAAAAATATACCAAAATCATGTAAACATATTTGTTCAATTTCTTCAAGCGTTTTAACATTAAAAGTATTAATACTATTTATTAAAGCTTGTTTAGTTAAAGGAAATTGTAACGCATCATTTATTCTTAAACTTACGTTTTCAGCATTTCTAATTGTTATATACATTAATGCTTTTAATACATGTCTTGTTGCCGTATTAGAATTAGCGGCTGCTAACTTTTGTAAACCTACTAATGCATTTTTATCTGGTGTACTAGCATCTACAGCTTCATTTAAACCAGTAGTATCTCTAATCATTTGTAAATAGTACTGATACGTTTGTATTAAACTTTGGATTTTAGCAAGACCACTTGATGATTGTAATTCTTGTATTGGTACTTTACCTCTATTTAATTCTCCATCTTGAGTTAAAGATCTACCTACAATACTACCTGTTTGAAAATACATGTTTAATGCTTCAGCAGGATTATAGTTAGTACCGTTTCCTAAATCTACCTCTGCCAAACCATCCATATCTAAATAAACTCCATCAGGTACTACTCTAGCTAACACTTGTTGTAATTTTAAATGTGTTAACTGTATCATATCTGCAAAGCTTGTCGTTCTGCTAACTAAAGAGTCAATGCGCCCTTTATATATTCTTGGTGCACAAATACTATAATTCATATTTACTTTAGTAACATCACCTAATGGTCTTGTCATGTTTTCTGACAATTGCCATTTAATAACTTTACTCATACCTAAAACTTTTGCACCAGTATATAAAACTTCTATACTTCTAGATAATTTTTCAAAATTATCATTTTCTGGAGGATTAAAAGTATCGTCTTTTTCTATTGTTTTTTCTAAACCTTGATCTGTTTTTTTAACTTTAAATACTTGATTTGTATAAGTTTTATATTCAAAAAACAATATAGGTATTAAATTATAATCATCTTGCCCTCCATAATTACGCACGTAATTACTGTAACTAGCAGGACCTTTATATTTTTGTATTTCTTTTAAATCACTATCTGTTAATTCTGGAAATAATCTTTTAACTTCTGATATAGTTAAGTTTTTAACTTCACCTACATAATATATATCATTAAAGTTAGGATCTTCTGTATATGAATAAACCATTGTAGCTGGATCAACATAGTCTACAGTTACTCCTTCAGATAAATTAAAGTTTGTTTTTGAAGCAGCAATACCTAATACAGCTAAATCATAAGCTAATCGGCGTTTAGTTTCATCATACTTATTATAATTAAATACATTGCTAATTACTTCTTCTTCCGCTACTTCAATAGATTGTTTATAGTTTAATTGTAAATATAAATCTAGTTCATCTTTATTTGCTGGTAGTTTATCTGGTTGAGCTGATTTAAAAAAGTTTTCGCCAGTAACTTTATTATATTGCTCTATTATTTGTTTATTTGTAATATCCCTTAACGCATTAAAAGCAAATTCAGTTCTTTCTTTAACAGCAAAAGGATCTGTAGCAAATGATTTAATTTCATAACCTTTGTCTGTCATACCGTTAACAATAATATCTACAAACTTAGGCAGTATAGGTACAATTTTCCAGTCTAAATTTAAATAAGATAGATCACCATTAATAGATAATTCATCTTTATATTTTTGTATTGGTTGTTCACCTCTAGCATATAATCTTAACCTATGGAAATTTTGAAAATTTTGTAAATACCTATCTCCGCTATAGTCTTGATTAAACCACTCATTTTCAATTGCTTGTGCAACTTGTAGTCCATAATCATAACTGTTCTTAACTGCGTCTGGTACTACCTGATCTGGAAATGAACTGTTATAGTTTGTATATACCATTTACTTATATTAATTTTGAAGTTACACCTTCATTATTATATTTTTTTATTCCTAAATCAATAGGTTTAAATATTTTTTTTGTTACAGGTCTATATTTATTTTTATTACATGCCATAATAGCTAAACCTGAGCTTATTGAAGCATCATATTTTGTTCTATTATTTAAATTAAATTTAGTCCAATCATTAAGAGTCCTAACAAATAACATGTTACCGTATGTTTCGTTTTTAAAACCTATATTTTCATCAATATAAGATTCAATAGCAGCTGCATGGGCTTGCTTCATGTCTTCACTAGAATTAGGTACTCCACCTATTTCTTTTTCAGTTACTGATAATTTATATTTAAGTTTATCTGGTCTGTTCATAGAATAACCTCTATAGCCTCTTCTTTTTAAATAATATAATAATCTAGGCTTATTGTTTTCTGCTAATATAGGCATCCCATAAAACACTAATGCCATTAAAACATCTTCAAAAAATATTTCAGTATTATCAGGCCTAGATATATATTCTAAAAAAAACATATTGATAGGAATATCTTCCATGCTAAACTTTGTTAAACCATGTAAAGAACCTTTAGATCCTCTACCATCTACTGTTCCTGAAATATCATAACTATCACAACCAAATGCACCTAAATGTTCATTAGCAGGATATTTTAAACCATTTTTTATAATATATTTATTTTGTAAATGATTAGGTGGTACCCATGAAATAAAAAATCTACCGTTATTATTTGGAACAAACATTACACTAGTATCTTTAATTCCATTAAACCATTGGAAATTACCTTGTGTAATTAAATTTTCATATTTAGTTTCTTCTAAATAATCTATTTGTTCATATAGTTTCGTTAAATTAAATAACGATTCTTTTGTTTCATCTCTAAATGCATGTTGTATAGTTCTTGGAAATTGTCTATAAAATTCATTTAAAGCATCTTGATCGTTTTTTAAACCATCAACTTCATTTAACCAATGATCTATTACGCCTATGTTTATTTCGGTACCATCAATGCTTGATATTGGTTTTTTGGGGTTATTGAAGACAGGTAATCCAAACATATCAATGAATCCTTCGTAATTCCATTCCATAGGAATGAACAAAGAATATAATCCTGAGCTAGTCTGTCCATTACGATTTCTATTTCTAACGTCTGAGTTTTCATAAATTTTTTTAAAGTTGTTTCCACCTTTGTCTAATGAATTAGATGTTGAACCCATCATACATTTACCAACTACTCTACTTCCTAATCTTAATGTTGTTTTAGTAACTCTCCAATTATTAATTATATTATCTGGCCTTTCCCATTTTCCAGATTCATCATGAGCTAAAAGTTTTAATTTTTCTCCATCATAAGAATTATCACCTGTATTTTTCCAATCAATTGTAGTATCAAGCCCGTCAATATCTTTAGCTTGTTCGCCTATTTCTATCTTACGTCGAGTGAGTTTTGAGGCAGGCACTCGGTATGCAAGCTCTGTCTTGGGGCGATCCATTCCGTCTTGCACGGGCTTGAAGAAGAAAGGGTAATTAACACTGATTGGGACGACTTTGTCGGTAAACATTTTTTTAGCATCAGCTCCTGTTTTTGAAAGGATACCAAATCTTGCGTCTGAAGATACTGTTGCTTGGTTAACCAACTCTGACGAGGCCATGAAGCTAAATCCAGACCGTCTATTTTTGAGGTAGCATATTCCGTAACACCTGGGGTCGGCTTTACAAGCTTCCCAAAATATAAAGAATAAACGGTTGGACTCGCGAAATTCAGCAGCACCAACGTCAATTTTAGTCCACTGCAAGTACATATAATGAGAACCAGTAACATAAGTAGCTTTCTCATTATTATAAAACGTAAATCCCTCATCCCTTCTTCTAAATTCGTTTTCTATATAATCATACCATTGCTCTTTAAAACTATCAGGATAACTATTCCATTCAAAAACTGTTTTAATTTTTTGTAATGGTTTAGGATATGGTAATTTTTCCCAATATTGTTCAGTATTTTTTTTTGATCTTTTGTAAATATTATTAAGTAATGGTAATGCTATTTTTAAATTTTGTATTTCATATATTTCACCTATTTGTCCTGTTTTACTAATTATAACTACATCATGTTCTTTGTTATAACCATACTTCCATTGCTTTTTCTTATTATATTTTTTAACAATGTTAGGTTTAATATAATCATCTAAAACCTTATATAAATCTTGCTTATACATTATTTAGCTCTACTTTCAGCAAATCCTCCAAATTTTATTTTATTAGATTTACTATCTTCTAAAATATTTTTTTCTTGTTCAATACGTGTAAGTATTTCAAAAGCATCAAATATTGCTAGCTTTTTTGTTGCTGCCGCGTTTTTTAATCTATCAGCTGCTAAATCTTCAGAAGCATCGTTAACTATAATTTCTTCTTCTGCTACTTTAATTAATTCTTCAACTGCTTTTTGCCCAGCTTGGATTATATTCTGTTTTATTTTCTTGCTGTTCATATTTAATTACAATATCATTTGATTTCATACAGTATAAAAATTCATTATCTATTATAAATTCAAATTCTGAATTAGGCGTAAAACCTATACAGTCTCCAGTTTTAATTCCTAGCTTGTTTAATGAGCTATTGTCATACTTTAATACTCCAATATGCTTAGCTAGTTTATCTAATGTTAGATCATCATTATTTAGTATTGGTTTTACAAAACATCTATCTCCAAAACTTTTCCAACCAGTACCATTATTATATAAATAAATCTGATCTATTTGACAAAAATATTTATTGTCAAATAAAAATTTACTACTATTTTTTTCTTTACCTCTTATATCGTAGTACCTTCTAAACACATTATGATGTATCATAACATAGTCATTAAGTTTTATAGGTGTATTGTAAGCAAGAGGTATTGATTTTATTTTAGCTAATTTATTTATGAATTTAAAAGATTCTATACTAGTGTTTAATATTAATTTTTTACCATTAATTTTTTTTTGATTATTATATCGTTCACCTACTGGTTCAACAATAAAATCATAAACACTATTCATATTCTAAATTATACTCTATAGATACAGCCATGTTATTATTAAATTTTTTCCATGGCAGTACTTCTTGATTTTTTTTAATAAATATATTATAAGAATTATCAGAATCGTCAAATATGATATAAGCTATTTTATGACCCCCGTAAACTTCTTGTCCTAAAGAGTAATGCATAGCATCATTTTTATAATCAGAACCAATACTGATTTTTCTTATAATATTAGACATTTTTTTTCTCTTCTGTTTTTTCTTTTTGCTCTACAGGTTTATATATTCCTGTTTCAAGATCAATGCTTACTGCACCATATTTTTCTTCTAATTCTTTTTTGTGATCTTCATTTTCTTTTATTAAACCTGCATAATCATGTAACAAAAGATGTTTTTGGTTTTCAACGTTTCCTATATCTCGTAAGACATTATTCATTGTAAGTTGATGATCTTTAATTTTTTTAAGTTCATCTTCTGTAATTTTTTTTTCTACGTTTTTCATTTAATTAAATTTAAATTAATAATTATTTTAAAATAAAGCTATTAAGCTTGTGACGGTAGTAGCCGCATCAGTATTATGTATTGTTTTACATGTTATAGGTAAAAAAGTATTTGCAGTTAATCCTGTTATTGTTATAGCATTAGTGTCTTCAGCTAAAGTTACTTTAACGTTTCCACTTGAGCCTACATATATAGAAGGTAATCTACCATCAAAATCACCATTTGGTTTTTCTAAATCTCCACCTGCTAGCGTTGCAGTAACAGCACCTGTTATTGTTGATACACCAAATGCTAAGTTTAACGAAGCTGTATCAAATATAATAGTTTCGCCTGATGTTCCAACATTAGGTCCTTGATCTATAGGTTTAACAGACGCTATAGCTCCAGCTCCATCAGAAGTTATTAGAAATTTTGCTCCTGTATGTTGAGCATTTGATGCTGCGCCGGTATAAGTACCACCTGATGCATATGCAATAGCTGTTGTAGTTGCTGGTGCACTAGCAGCTGTATTGCTTGATAAATTACTTAAATTTTGTGCTTTTAATGTTTGCTCTGCTAACATATCAATTGCACTTACAGCAAAATCACTAAAATTATTTTGATAACTTCCCATTTTATTTTGTTTTATCTTTTACTTTTTCAAATGTTCTAAGACCGCCTAAACCTAGCATACCTAGTAGTACGGTCATTAAATGTTCCATTTGTAATGCTGGTGGAACATCTTGCGGGTCTAAGGCCCAAATAAATAAATCTCTTATTATAAAATTATAAGCTAAAGCAACTCCACATACCCAACCAATAAACGGTCTCCAGCCTGCGACAAATACTGTTCTATGCCCAGCTTCAATTTCATTTATTTTAGTTTGTATAGATATAAGCTCGTTAGGATCTAATTCTTTACCTTTAATAGCTTCTCTTATTTCCCAGGCTAAATTACCTGCTACAGACTTTCGGCCATTACCACCTTTTAAAAGTCCTAGTAAAAATTTTAACATTTAATTAAACTTTATTATATGCTTCTGTTTCCCAAGGTAAATTTTTAGCACCTTCTACCATTTTACTCCTTGGGTAAATTTTTCCTTTCCAATAAACATTTTTACGATCATAATCTAAATCACCTCTACGAAACTGATTTATATGTACCATTTCATGTTTAATAACTTTACCTCTTTCACTTGGATCTAATTTACTATTTATTAAAATAGTTTGATTGTTATTTGCTTTACCTAATGTATCATCACCTAAATCCTGATGATAAACAGGTACCCCTAAATCTTTATATGGGGGATTAGTTAATTTAAACGCCATTTGGCCTGTATGGAAATTTTTTATTAAACCATTCTTTTCTAGCAGAACAGCCGCAAGGGATGTTTAATCCCTCGCTGACTCGATCTACTACTGATTTAATACCGGTTATAGTAGTGAATTTTTCAATATCATCACCTAAACCTTTAGATCTCATAATTAAGCTACTGTTATTGCTGTAATTTCAACGCTAGTACCTAATTGTACTGTTGCAACTACTCCTCCTGGATTAGCAGTTAAAGCGCTATTAATTGCATTTACAATATCTACACCTTTTGCTGTATCTGTAAATGTAATATAAGAACTTGCGTCGTGAAAAAATACTGTAGCTGCATCAGAATTTACAGCACTATTAGTTCCTTTTTTTACTAGTGCGATTTCGTCTGCTCCAATAATCATATCCGCTGTATAGTTTAAACTAGATGCGAAGTTTTCTTTTTTAATCTTGATAAATTTTGCCATGTTTTTAAATTTTGTTGTTGTTAATGTTTGTGTTTAGCTTTTTCTACCAAAGGTAACTTTACCTTTCATTTTAGCTGGAGACTTATGCCCCATTTTAGCAGGACTTTTATGTCCCATCTTAGCAGGACTTTTATGTCCCATTTTAGCAGGACTTTTATGTCCCATTTTAGCTGGTGACTTGTGACCCATTTTAGCTGGTGACTTTTTCATTTTTACTGGAGTTTTTTTCATATCTATAGGATTTTTTTTCATTGTTGTTACTGCTGAATTAGGATCTACTTTTAATCCTTGTTTTTTTAATTTTTGTTGATAAGTTTTACTTCTTGGGTCTTCTTCTTTTCTTCTAGGATATTGATCTGTTAAATCTGCTTTTGGGTGATATTCATTTGGATCTAAATTCCTTGGGTTAGGTCTTTTGTCTTTTAACATTATAGGATTAGTTTTCATGTTAATCCCTTCTGTTCCTTGTCCTGCAATATCTTCAACTGGCATATATTTTAAATCATCATCCATTTTTTTTACAGGTGTTTCTGGATCTCCCATCATAGACATAGAATATCTAGGATGATTACCTGAATAATGTCCAGCTCCTCCTCTTGTATGAACATCATGCTCATAATTTTCCAAATAATGAAGTCTTGCTTTACCAGTAAGATGCTTGTCATACGCTTTTTTTAAATCGTATCTTGGGTGCTTACTCATTTTTAAAAATTTTAATATTAATATTTACCTTGTATACCTTTAGGGCTTGATTTAGTACTTTTACCTGGACCACCCCAAAGTGATTTACAAGCCCAGTATCTTGCTGTTAATTTATCTTTTGCTGAATCACATCTGTGTCTTGCTCTAAATGATTTACGTGCCGCGGTAGAATAATTATGTCCATAACCTTTTGCTCCAAAATGTATTAATTTTTCTTTACCATTTGCACAAGCCTTGACCATTTTCTTTTTGCCAGCTTTATCAGATCGTGTAGGCTTGTTACAAGCCATTTTGTTTTTATCAGCCATTTTTTTTTACATTCCACCATTTATTTAAGGTATATCCTATGGTTACTAACAGTAATATAATTTTAAGCCAAACTTCAATATTCATCATTGTTACACCTAACGTTAATGAATTAATCGTATATAACTTCAAATCTGAAAAATTCATTTTATCTAGATGATTTAGCAATCTGAGTAATTGGCCCAGATTTATAAAAACTAGGATATTTTTTTAATTGCACTGGATTAATACCTGAACTACTTCCGCCTGCCATAGGAAAACCCATAGTGTCCATAGGACCACTCCATAGAGCGTTTGCTCCTACAACACCTTCTTCTGCTCTTATTACTGCTGATGTTTTATGTCTCATGTTATCTATATTTATCTTTATTAACGTTATATATCGATTTAGTTAAAACTTTATCAATATATGTTTTACCTTTTATTATTTTGTTTCTTCTTTCACTTGTTGGTATATCAATTTCACCAAGTATTATTTTATATATAGTATTAATTAAAAGTTTTGTTTTATATGTTAAAGTATATATATTATATTTTTGAGTTGTTCTATTTCTTTCTCTCCATACTTTAATCCAACCATCTTTTAATAAACGGTTCCATCTTCTGTTATCCCAACTATACGAATATACACCTTTTTTAAAATCATTTTTAGTAAATAAATTTATACAATCTAAGTAAATTAATAATTCTAAATCTGGTTCATTTAATTTATTATTCTTACAAGCCCATTTTCTTATTATTCTATAGTGTTTAAAAATATTAAAATTTTTCAAATCACTAGGCTCTAATTGTTTCATAGTACAATTACAACATCTTGTAACTTAATAACTTGATATATTTCTTTATCATATTCTACATCATGTCCAGCATGTTTATCATAGAATATATTATCATTGTTTTTAATACCTACTACTTCATTACCTATAGAAATAACTTTTGCTTTATTATATCTTAAATCTTCTCTAGTTTTTTCGGTTAATAATAAACCTCCTTTAGTTTTAGATATACCTTGTTTTTCTTTTTGAATTATAATATTATTCCCCACTGCTTTCATTTGCTCTCAAATTATTTATTACACAGTCGGTTGATAATATTGTAGTAGCTACTGATGCTGCATTTTTTAATGCTGTTTTGGTTACTAATAAAGGATCTATAATTCCAGATTTAATCATATTACATTTTTTTCCTGTAATTACATCAACACCCCATTGATCTTTATCTATGTATTTTACTGGTAAATTTGCATTATCTAAAATAGTTTCATATGGGGAAACTATAGAATCTAATAAAATTTGTTCTGATACATCTTTAGCAATAACATTTTGAGATGCGTTTAATAAGGCTACACCGCCTCCTGGTACAATACCTTCTTTTATTGCTGCTTTAGTTGCAAATATAGCATCTTCTACTCTATCAGCTTTTTCTTGTAATTCAATACTAGTTTCAGCGCCAACTTTAACTGTTGCAATTTTAGCTGACAATGTAGCTAATCTTTTTTCTAGTCTTTGTATTTCAGCGATGTTTTTAGTTTCAAGAATTTGTTGTTTAACATTTTCAATAATGTTTTTAACGCTATCTTGTATTTCAGCTACTTTAATTATAGTTTCAGTATCTGTTGTTATAGATTTTATACAATGTCCTAAAAATTCTGGCTGTATTAAATCCATGTCATCTCCTAAATCTTCATTAACAATTTTTGCTTTAGTAAGTAATGCTAAGTCTGCTAATGTATCTTTTTTTGACACACCATAGGTAGGTGCATTAATAATATTAATTTTAATATTACCTTTCATTTTATTCATGGCTAAAGTTGAAATTACTTTAGGATCAACATCAGCTATTATTAAAAGAGATTTATTGTTTTTAATTACAAATTCTAATACTGATTGTATTTTTCTTATATTCTCTATTGGGGATTCTACAATTAAAACTAAAGCATTTTCAAGTTCAGCAACCCGTGTATCTTTGCGAGTTATAAAATTAGAATTAGTTAATCCTTTATTATATTGGATACCATCGATTAATTCAGATGTAGTTTCAGAATTTTCTGTAGTTTCCATTATTACTACACCAGTTTCATCTACTGATCTATAAGCATCTCCAATTATTTTACCAAGTTTAATATCATTATTTGTTGATATACTAGCAACTTGATCTATCATTTTACCGGTAACTTTTACTGAATTTTTTTCTAAGTATTTATTAACTTTTTCAACAGCATTATCTATACCTTCTTTTATTTTTCTAGGACCTAAACTAGATAATTCGTTACCTGCGTTTTGTAATATTGAATAAGCTAAAACTGTTGCAGTAGTTGTTCCATCTCCAGCTTCTTTAACTGTTTTTCTAGCAGCTTCTTTAATTAATTTAGCACCAATATTTTCTACAGCGTCTAATAATATTATAGCATCAGCTACCGTTACACCATCTTTAGTAATTAATGGGTTTCCTTGTTCATCTTCTAAAATAACACGTTTACCGCTAGCTCCTAGAGTAGAACTAACGGCTTGCGTGAGTTTATTAATACCTTTAAATATTTTCTTTTTAGCTTCATCTCCAAAGCTAAGATTTTTGACTATTGATTCTGTCATGATTAAATTAAATTAAATTAGAGTTATAAAATATTTAGTTAAAAGTTTTTACGACTTTTGGCCCGTTTAAAAATTCTAATTTTTTATTATAATGTTCAATAGAAGATTCTATAGCCTGCTCTGCGCCTTCTATAGTTTCTCTTCGGGTTACATCATGCCAAGTATCTTCATTTATAATATCTTGGTATTCAGTTTGGTAAAAACCATTTGGTAATTGGGTGATACGCCAATTTGCTTTTTTTACTATATGTTTCCAAAGCTTTAGGGTTTCACTGGAAATTTTTGGTTGACTAGACCAAGAATGAGTCTGATAAAATAGTGTCATTGGTTTTGGTTTTAAATTAATATAAAGGTTTATTTTATAATTACTTGGTTTTATTCTCCTTTACAACTACAACTATTTTCACCGCAAATACATTTTTTATTATCTACTTCTAAAGCTTTATTCAAAAGTAATCGATCTATCATATCATCTTGCAGTTTAATAACCATATTTTCTAAAGAATCTTTTTGTGTTACTAACATATCTATTTTCATTTGCAATGAAGATATATTTTTTTTAGCTTCTTCTAATTCATTAGGCTTAGATCCTGTAATTGCCGCTATAATCATTGCAAGTGATGCCGCTAGCATACCTACAAGAGTAGTTAATAAATCTCTGTTAGAGTTAGGTATTTCATATTGTGTTAAATAATACATAATACATACTATCATACCGAATACCAAAAGGCTGCCAAAAAAATGGCGAATGTCTCGGGCTACCCCATTTTTAGGTAAGTTCATATTTGTTTTTTTTAGTTTATGCAAATGTCATATATAAATAAGTACCAGAAGAATTGTTAAAAGGATTATAAGTGTTTTTAATTTGAAAACCATTAGCTAAAAAATCTACATCGTAAATACCACCCTGAGATGCAGTCGATTCAGTATCACCAGATTGTGCCCATAAAGTTAAGTTCCTTGGATTACTAGTGTCTCTTTTATTATCAAAAATATTCCATTCACCTGTTGTATCTGTTCTTTTAATCATAAGCCAAGATGGCTCAAAACCATTACTACCACCTGATGTACCATTATCAGTTGTATATATTATTGGTCCAGTTGCATTTCCATTTCCAGAATAAGTTCCTATTTTACTATATCCTGAAACTGAATGCCAAGAGTACATAACATAAGTGTTATTTACCCCATTCACAAACCAATCAT